CGGTTAGCTTGGTCGCCGCTAGGGAAATAAAAGTCTTGAACTTGCTGGGAAGCAGAAGGATTGCTGTCACCAAATAGCTCATAGTAATAATCCATACTCATAGTTAAGCCCTTGCTTTGTTAGCGTACATGCCACCCGCAGCACCCGCTACGGTGCCAGCAATTTCTGCTGTTTGAGAGCGCGATTGGAAGTCACTTTCAGCCTGAGTGCCTGCGAGTGACATCTGATCATTCATCCTTGAAACATTGCCCTGCATCGCTTCGGTTTGTAAGCCCTGTCCAGCCCTAACTACATTCTGTAGACCGCCATAAGCGTTGTCTGTTTGACTGATACCTGCGTTAGCTGCACCCTGCCCCATTGACCTAGCTTGCGCTGTATAGATAGAGTCCATCTTGCCGCCATAAGCTCCAGAATTGGGGTCTAGCCCGCCTTGGAAAGCTTGAGCCTGTAGCTGAGGTATGTTGTCCTCGTACATCTTTGAGATTCCAGTAGATGCTTGGCCCATTGTGCTGTCATATGAGCTTTCCCCAAACGCGTTAAGAGAGTCCTGAATAAAGGCGTTCTCCAGAGGCACAAAAATCTCACCGTATCGCTGGAGGCTTTGCGCAGCCTGTTGGGCCAAAGCTAGTTTGGATTCAGGTTCTTTCTCTTCATAACCACCGCCGCCACCACACATATCTATACCTCTTTTTTAAATATAAGTCCGGCATTTTTATAGCCCTGACTTTCGATAAATCTTTCGTATCCCGCTCCAGATATTCCAGAGGTGATTCCTATACAAATTTCTAATGCGCCTCTATTTACAGCCCAATCATTAAATTCATTCATCATTATTACTAGCTTGCTGCTAACACTCTTTCTGTGTTCAGGCTTAAACACCACAACTAACTCTTGTGCTATTGGGCTGTCGGAAAAAAAGTACTCAACAAGGTTGCCAAGAAAGAAACCCACTACCTCACCCTCTAGCTCACATACACGCATAAAGGTGTTTGATTCTGGGTTTGATCCCGCCAAAACAAACTTACGAGCCTTCTCCTGCGACCATCCGCATTTAGAAAAATTACTGTTTTGCTGGAACCACAGGCCCAAAGAATTGATTTGATCAAAGTCTTCAGGCGAGGAAATCCTCACTGAATAAGTCAAATGTAATACCTGTTTGAGTTCTGTTCGCGGAGGCTATATTCGATCTGAAACAATCACTCAGATGAGGAGCTTGCGAATGGCTTTTTAGCGTGAAAGCTAGAGCCGTGTATACACCATATCATACAATATTTGTAGCAAAATCAACAACTAATTATACATCAGGGGCTGTGGGCCACTCAACGTCACTCGGGTCTAAAATTTCAGTGCTAGACGCAGGAACGTCCCGTAAATCCTGCCTGTAACCAGCCCAGATAGCCTTACTTTCGTCACTCAAGGGAGAGTCGGCTGCTTGAGTCCAGTCGCACTGCATGAGCTTTACATTTCGCTCTACACGAACAGTCTCTAGCCATCGAGAAATAACAGCTTCCCGCTTCTCTGGGCTTACTACCCAAGCATCATTACTCCACACGCAAAACTCTGAGGGGGCAGCGGATCGTGTAGCCCATGAATCGCCATTCCAATAATTTAGGTGCATATCTAACACCGTGTCAGAGTCACAGCAAAGTAGCCCGTCTATCCGAGATCCATGAACAGGTTCATCTTCAGATGTTCTGTATTGAGATTGTATGTCGCCATTGTCAGCAACCCTTAATTTATAATTCATGCGCCTACTCCAAATTCCGCTACCGCAAAAGGTAGATCGGTAACATAACTGTCTTGCAGCGAAAACTGTCCGCCGCCATTACTGTTCCACGCGATAGAAATGCTGTTGTTGCTGTTCCACTGATACTTAGCAGAGTATCGGGTTAAGTTAGCGCCAAGCTTTACAGCTTTAGTACTATCAAGCCGCACCCAGCGTTTCGTTGATGTTGCGTTTAAACTGCCTAGCGAGAAGGATGAATTAGAGTAATCCGTACCCCCACCCCACCCTTTTGCTAATACCATTTTAGCTATGCGGGTTCGGCTATCAAATGTGGTCATTGAAACTAGCGGGCCGCTAGGTGTATGTCTTTCGGTCTGACCTGTCTGACACGTAATAGCATAATTTGACATTCCACCTAGAAACTTTTCAGACCTCGTATATGCAATAGCACCCCACGCTTTTGCAGAGCTTGCGACAATGACCTCAAATGTATTGGTAGTACTTCCAGTGCTATCGTAGATCATCAAAGGGTTCCGTAAATCAGCGCCTACATGCGCCCACCCGAAGTACCCGCTATAACTTGCAGACATAGGTCTAGCATAAATAGTGTATCCATAGTTCGGCGCTTCATATTGCACGATTGCGCGGGAGGCAGCTACACTTCTTAAGGCCGTTACGTCTTTATCAAAAAGGTAATACTCTGTGGCGTTTGTAAAATCAAAGATAAAACTATTTCCAACCATTACTGCGCCAGTTATTCTCCTGTTACGCACCGTATACTCGACCCCAGCAACAGTCATGACGCTATCGGTAGGCATGGACTTACTTTGATCGTAAGGAAAAGCTAACTCAAAATTACTGGTATAGCCGACATTTCCAGCCATGTTGGTGCGGCTAAATGAAGATACCGCGTAACGTGAATCCTTACCCGTTATCCAGTCAGGCAAGGACGGGAACGCGGTGTTGCCTTGACAGGTAAAATAGTAAGAGGCCATTTCAATCGGGTGGCTACTGTTAAATATGGTATTTCCATTAACATCCGAGACACTAACTCCGTAACTCATGTAATTGGCTTCCCAATAGAATAAACGTGGTAGGTGTTGGTTACAGTGTCACTCACTGTGCATTGTCTGTATGCGCCAAATAAGGTCGTGCATTGCGAATTGTTAGTAAAGCTTATCTTTCCCGCAGAGTGGTACTGAATATAGAAATTTCCAGATCCCCCAAAGACAATTCCTCCGCCGCCCGACACTCTGCCAATAATATAATTATCGCGCAGATCTAATGCCGAGCTGACCCCTGTTAGGTTGTATATGTATGGCGATCCTCCGGCAGATGTAGGAGCCAATGAAATGCTTACCTCATCAATTTTCATCAGCACATTTGTTTGCGCTGATGAGTCTGCAATTAGATTCCCTAAGGAGTCAAAACACTGAAACCCATAAGCCATTATGCAAGGTTTCCTAGCTTAACTCGAAGAGTGCCATTGACATCAAACACATTAATATTCCCCGCTAGTATTTCCATACGCTCACCTGAGGCCGCTGACTTCAAACTTAGGTTTGGAGCAACGCCTATAATCGCTACGCTGCTTGCATCAAGCGTTCCGGTATTTATCTTGGACGCGGAAAGTGCAGATATTTTTGCATTTGAAATTACAGCGTTGCCAATAGCCGCATTGGTAATTGAGCCGTTTTGAATGTAGGCAGCTTTCATATATACGCCAGCGGGGACTGACACGCCGTTTAGCGTAGTTGCAGAGACTACCGAAAACGGCATCGACTCCACTGAGGGCGAAGTGGTTCCAAGCCCGTTAGCCGTTGACGCTGGATTAATAATTGCAAACTTATCCGCCCTAACAATAAACGCAGAACTTGGAGTCGAATTAACAGTGGTGTTGCTGAGGCCGAATCCGGCAACATGGCCGTTCGAGTCAATCTTTACAGAGTACTGACCACTCAGACCATTAACCGATGTTGCGTTTGTTTGTATCGATGTAGTGTGGCCGCCTACAGTGCTGCTAAGTGTAGATATTGTGCTAGATAACGCAGAGTCGGCAGCGGTACGAGCCGTAGATTCGTTAGTTATTGCGGACGAGTTTTGACCCACTGTAGTGTTTAACTGCGTCAAAGATCCTGCCGTAGAAACAACTCCACTTTCTGCGGCAGTTACGCGAGTAGTTAGGGCGTTAAGGGCTGAGGAAGTAGCCGATACGCCGGTTGTCGAATTATTAACCGTGTTCTCTAGTCCCGTTATGTCTGATGACTGAGTCGTTATGGATCCCTCTGCGGCAGTAATGCGAGTAGTTAGGCCGTTAACTGCGACGGTGGTGGCCGCTACGCCGGTTGTTGAATGATCAACCGTGTTCTCTAGCGCGGTTATGTCTGATGACTGTGCGGTTATAGAACCTTCTGCCGCAGTTACGCGAGTAGCCAGACCACCGACAGCAGTAGAGGTAGCGGAAACGCCCGTTGTTTGATTGTTAACAGTGGTCTCTAGGTTGGTTATGTCTACTGCTTGTGCAGTTATAGAGGTTTCTGTAGCAGTTACCCTGCCTCCAAGCTGAGTCGAGACAGTGACCGCAGCACTCAGCCCGCTTGCTTGCGTTGCAACATCAGCCGTTAAAGATGCAATCCTGACCGCTGCCGCAGAGTTGCTTGAGGAATTTAGGTAGTTAATGTCACTAACGCCAGCAGTGTTGTCGCCTACAGCAGACGCCAAAGATGTAAATGCACCAACGTATTTCCAATTAGTGTTGCTAGCTGTAGTCCCGCTTGGCTGATTAGCCACTGTCGATGTATGCGCCACAATAGCTTCGTACAAACTACCGCCAAAGGTTGCCAGATCGGTAATGACATAAGCTTCCCCAGCAGCCCATGCTGCCGTAATCGACAGCGTGTTTATCTGGCTCTGCATTCCAGCAATGACGCTGGAAGTATTAGACGGCAGGTTAGCTATCGGCGTCCTGAGATCTGAAGCCAGTTGACTGGAAGTTATCTCGTCCTCAAGCAAATCGAGTATTAAAGCAATATCTGGCTGTGTAGTGGCTGACGTTCCTATAGAGCTGTTGAACGGGCCAGATATGCCATTGAGGTTAACTGCTCTAACCCAGTAATAAAACGTCTGAGCAGATCCCGCATAATCCGAATACAGCCCAGTCATTTGTGTAGTTGTTGCTAAAAGAGTTGAGCTAGAGATGCTGTCAGATGTGTTTCTCCAAATCTCATAGAAAGCATGCCCCAGATACAGAGGCATATCCCAACCCAGCAGAACTATGCTAAAACCGCCCTCCGCTGTCAGATTCGTAACTCTGGGTGGAATTAAAAGGTTGGGAATTACATAAGGAATAGGACTAAAGCCATCAGATAACCCGCTATAAAAATTAGCGCCTGCGGGTAGAGTCGCGATTCCTGAATCAAGAAGATCTCTTGCAGTAACCGCACGATCTAACGGATCTCCTCGATGCCCACAGATGACATCCACATTTTCCTTGAGGCTGTCTGCAAACTTGCGATCTTGACCTGCCCAGTTTTGAGGGACTGGCCCAGTACCATTATTGTTAGGCATTTGACCCGATCTCCCTTGCCGACTCGTAAACGCAAATTTCATTCACCGCAACAGACCCTGTAATCTCAGCCTCAAACTCTTGCCCTTTATATCCTGAGGGAAGGCGGAATGAGTCTGAATTGGTTACGGTCTGCGTATGCTTTAGTACCCCACCAGAGTAAAGCTTAAAGACAGGGTTAGGGCTGTAGCTATCACAGTCTACCTTTGCTACCGCAGGGTTAAACGGGCTTGGGGTGTAGAATTTTTTTGTCCGCCATTTGAAATTTAAGGCGCTTCCCTGAGCAAACTTAACAACACTTCCTCCGACTACTAGATACAGCTCGTCAGTCTCTAGATCGTTATATCCAGCAGTAGCATGAAAGTCTAGTGAGCTAAAACTATTCTTGCCGCCTCTAGGGTCAAAGATAAATCCTTTGTCTTCAGAGCCTGTACTATAGAAACCTATATAATGCCCTTCCCAGAAAAATCCGACCAAGGATGTAGGCACTATTTCCTGCCACTGATCTCTTGTCAGCAAGTCTCCTGTTGCAAGTTTTAGCCCCTGCTCTCCCCCCATAACCAGACCATCAGGTGAGGCATAGATAACATATTCGCCCATATCCACAACGCTACGCTTAGAGACACAGCTTAAGGTGCTGTCAATTTCTGACATGGCCATATTTGAAGGACTAAGGCCTTGAATCATTGCTGGCTTTTCTTTTGTTAAAACTAGCAAACCGTTAGTCATGGGGGCCAAGGCTACAATGTCACTTTTTACTGTAAGCTGAAAACCTACGGGCCATGCATGTGGTTGGAATGCCTCGCTAAAACAAACTGTCTGTCCTGAAAACCCAGCAAGAATACCGTTAGGCATGCTGACTAAACCTCTCATCGGGCCATCTTTATGGTCAATAGAAACATTGTCTGGTGGTGCAGCAAACGTGGCTGTAGGGACTGCCTCCCCTAGGTTAACTTCATCGACTGTATCTGCGTATGTTGATTGGGCGAAGAGGACTTCAGTAACTCTTCTGTAAGTTCCTGAAGAATCTGTTCTGTAGAGCCGCTTTTTTACGATGTTGTAATTGCCGCTCACGTTGGCGGGGAATGTCACTGTTGTAATCTGGTCTGAGTAGACCTCAACAATGTTAGAAATCAAAGGGGCTGATGGTGGCCCCTCTTCACCATAGGCCGTAATATATGTAACAACATAGCTTCTTGACTGCGGAACTTCAGAGTCTGCCAGCAGTGTTGCGGTAGCAGCGGCTGAATCCTTGTTAGTCAGGACTGGAGCTGAGGGGAGGCTGTCTGGAGCTGGAAGCCCTAGATAATAATAAGTCCCAGAGCCAACAATAGTTGCTAGAGTCATTCGGGGGTAGTCACCACCGCCACCCGATGCAGATCCTATTCCTGTTACATATATTCTTTCCCATGGGTCTTCAGCTATGGGGCTGCGGACAATATCTAGCTCTTCATCAGAGCCAACCCATATTGAGCTATTGTATCTAAACAATGTCTTTGTCTGCTGCGTTACATTGTACGACGCCACAGGAGATATGCTTGTTGCCGCATTGCCTTTCCATGGGTCTAATCGTCCAGAGTCAAGTCTTACATTGTCAGCCACTTGAGCCATATCGTTGGGGAGTAGTCGCGCAAAAACCTTAGGGGCCTTTCCGCCAAAAGTATTGATTTTAAAGCCTGTCATTTTTTTACTCCAGCCTTCTTTTCGGCAAGCCCCTCGAAGGCCCCGCCACCAAAATAAAAGCCAACTATCGTTAGCATGATCCAATCAATTTTAAATGACGTTATTATCTCCTGAATCTGCGTAAGGTCGCGCTCTAAGAAAAACAACACTAAAACAATAAAATAAGATGCGATAAACGTCAGCCCGAACATTAAAGCCAGAAAGCGCTGGGCAATTTTAAATGGAGCGTATGCTGACAGCATGTCTACCTTGGCTTTAGTTTTTGTTTCTATCATCTCAGAATCAGACGTATGAAAAGAATCAATCAAACCAAGACCCTTACTGATTACATCTCCACTGCCTAGAATTTGGCTTAAAATACCCATAGATTGCGCACCCTAAATATTATCAATTAAAACTTTCTGTACACGTAATTGCTGTATAAATTAACTTTCCGGCCCTTGACTCAGCCGTTATGACAGAGCCAAAGACCAGACATTTTACTAGACCGATTCTGCCGTCTCGACCTGCTCAAGGTCAGCAACTAGCATGCTAATAAACGCATCCTTACCCACTGACAATTGATCAAGGTTAAACTGAGTAGACCGAATTTTTCTATCTAAGTCATCACAGTGGCTAACCATTGCTTGCTGCTTTTCAGTCATATCTTCAAAAGTGTATTCTTTATCGTTGATCGTAATGGGAGTTGTTTTTTTCTCGCCCATGTTAAATCTCCTTTAAGTTGGTTGGTTATATCTTGCGTAGGCTTTAACTGGGCCGTATTCAAGAGTGTCTTTGTTAAATACAAAACCCCAGCACCATACAACATCAC